TCTGGAGGCAGGGACAATCCGAGACCGTCGTTATCCACCACATCATCGCGGACGACACTGTGGATGGCCGCGTTCTGAAGGCACTCCAGAATAAGGAGAAAACACAGGACGGCCTGATTGCTGCAGTAAAGGCCGAGCTGTACCGATGACAATCAGAGTCAAATCACGAAAACCAGAGTCAATCCGAGGATCACGAGAATCGGAGGTGAGACTTTGAACCCATACGAGGAACTGGCAAATGCCATCGTCCTGCAGGCCGTGAAGGATTACCGGCTCACGGATGACGAGGCAGAGCTTGCCGAAATCGAGCGCTTCTTCCGCTCCGGCTGGTTTGGTGTTCTATCAAAAGTCGACCCGGAGTATCTCATCAGAAATCTGCGGAAGGAGAAATCGAAATGACAGCAAAGGAATATTTATCACAGGCGCGGACGCTGGATATGCGGATCAAGTCCAAGCTCCAGCAGATTGAGTCCTTAAATGAGCTGGCGACCTCCTGCACCATCACCTACAGCGACATGCCCCGGAACCCGAATCACGGAGGCTCCAAGGTAGAACGTGCTGTGCTGAAGATCATCGAGCTGCAGGAAAGCCTGAAGAAGGACGTAGAGGATCTGGTGGAACTGAAGGAAAAGATCATGGCGACCATTCAGTCCGTTGCCGACGTGGAACTGCAAACCCTGCTGGAGAAGCGGTACCTCTGCTTTCTCTCGTGGGAGAAGATTGCGGTCGAGATGCATTACAGCATCCAGCATATTTACCGGATGCACGACACGGCACTTTCATGTGTCAGCACCATCATGAGAGCTAATGAGAGGGAATGAGAGTCGCCTCTTATGATAGTATTATGATGGACAAAATGAAATGAACCGGAAGCCTTGTGGGAGCCCGTCTCCTGCAGGGCTTTTCTTATGCCGAAACGGAGGTGACACAGGTGCCAAGAAAACCCAAGCGTCCCTGCTCCTTTCCGGGCTGCCCACGCCTGACTGACGGGCGCTTTTGTCCGGAGCACGAGAAGCTGGAGAACAAACGATACGAAAAGTACGACCGCGATCCTGCCAGCAAGCGCAGGTACGGACGCGCATGGAAAAGAATCCGCGACCGTTACATGAACGCCCACCCACTCTGCGAGCGCTGCCTTAAGGAAGGCAGGTACGTGAAGGCCGAGCAGGTACACCACATCAAGCCGCTGGCCGAGGGAGGAAATCATAACGAAGAGAACCTGATGTCTCTTTGCACTGCCTGCCATGCGAAGATTCATGCAGATCGCGGAGACCGCTGGCACACCCACTCTGACCGGTAGGGGCGGGTCAAATCTCTACGCCCTGTGCCCCGTGGAACGGGCGTGGGGTCACGTGTGCGCGTGCGCGGTTTCAAACGGGGAATATACCCCAGAAATGTGAGGTGATTATCATGGCTAAGGACGGTACCAACCGTGGCGGTGCCCGGATGGGTGCCGGAGCCAAAAAGAAGCCCTTGGTCGACAAGATCAATGAAGGCAATCCGGGCAAGAGAACGCTGACTGTCATCGACTTCGATTCGCACGCAGCCGATTTGGAAGGTCAACCGATGCCCAAGCCGTCAAAGCTCCTATCTGCGAAACAAAAAGATGGGAAAAAGCTGCAGGCGGCAGCAATCTACAAAATTACATGGGAGTGGCTGCATGAACGCGGCTGCTCCTCTTTAGTTTCCCCACAGCTACTTGAGCGCTACGCCATGAGCTGTGCAAGGTGGATTCAATGCGAGGAGGCCGTGACGGAGTTTGGCTTCCTTGCCAAGCACCCCACCACGGGAAACGCGATCCAGAGTCCATATGTTGCAATGGGACAGAACTACATGAGCCAGACTAACCGGCTCTGGATGGAAATCTACCAGATCGTGAAAGAAAATTGCGCCTCGGAGTACACCGGCATGAGTCCGCAGGATGATGTGATGGAACGGCTGCTCAGGGCGAGGCGCGGAGAAATGTAAGAATCGGAGGAATGATTATGTTTGAAAAAGTGAATCCGGCTCACCCGGACAAAGTGGCTGACCGCATCGCCGGTGCCCTCGTGGATCTGGCCTATGAAAAAGAAGCTGATCCGAGGATCGCTGTCGAAGTCCTGATCGGTCACGGAACCTGCCACATCATTGCTGAGACATCAGTTAGCATCTCCCCTGATGAGGCAGCTGTAATCGTAAGCCGCATCACAGGTAGCCTTGCTGTCGATTACTCTGAGGTGCCGCAGGATCAGCACCTGTCGGATAACCAGAAGAACGGCATCCGCTGTGGTGACAACGGGATCTTCAAAGGCGTCCCGGTAACCGATGAGCAGAAAGCCCTCTCCCGGATCGCAAGGGATCTGTATGAGAAATATGGCTGTGACGGCAAATACATCATTGATGAAGCAAGACTGATCATTTGCCAGAGCAACGCAGCCTCAGATGATATTGCAGCTTCCTACCCCACTGCCGAGATCAATCCTCTCGGGGACTGGACTGGCGGCACGGACGTGGACTCCGGCGCTACTAACAGAAAACTCGGATCAGATATGGCCGACTCCGTGACTGGCGGCGGCCTGCACGGAAAGGATCTGTCCAAAGCAGATGTCAGTGTAAACATCTACGCATGGCTCAAAGCGCAGGAAACCGGACAGCCGGTCACCCTTTGCTGTGCCATCGGGGATGAGTCCGTTGATGGTATTCCGTTTATCGACATAGTAGAAACAGCGAGAAACTACATCCGCGATATTGGCGGATTCGAGAAGTTCGCTGAGTGGGGTCTCGTATGAATATAGAAAAGAAAAATGTGAAAGACTTACTCCCGGCTGACTACAATCCCCGTAAGGATCTGCAGCCCGGAGATCCAGAATATGAAAAGCTGAAACGCTCCATTGAGCAGTTTGGCTATGTGGAGCCGGTCATATGGAATAAACAGACCGGACGTGTGGTCGGCGGTCACCAGCGCTTGAAGGTGCTCATCGATTCCGGCATTACCGAGGTTGATGTCGTTGTCGTTGATATGAACACAGAAAAAGAAAAAGCGCTCAACATCGCCCTGAACAAAATCAGCGGCGAATGGGATACGGACAAACTGGCTCTTGTGATCGCAGATCTGCAGAGTGCTGACTTTGACGTCTCTCTCACTGGTTTTGATCCGGAGGAACTGGACGACTTGTTCCGTGACGATGTAAAAGGTGGCGTTAAGGAGGACGACTTTGATGTCGAGGCTGAGCTGAGGAAGCCGGTCTTCTCCAAAGCTGGCGACCTTTGGATGCTCGGCGAGCACCGCCTGCTTTGCGGCGACTCCACCAAGCCGGAAACCTATGAGCTTTTGATGAACGGAAAGAAGGCACAGCTGGTCGTAACTGATCCTCCCTACAACGTAGACTACAAAGGCACTGCCGGAAAGATCAAAAACGACAAGATGGCCGAGGATCAGTTTGAGCAGTTCCTGCTCGCTGCCTACAGCCAAATGTATGAGAGCATGACAGACGACGCCAGCATCTACGTCTTCCACTCCGACTCCCACGGTCTTGCCTTCCGTAAGGCCTTTGAGGAGGCAGGCTTTTATCTTTCCGGCTGCTGCATCTGGAAGAAGCAGTCGCTGGTGCTCGGAAGAAGCCCATACCAGTGGCAGCACGAACCGGTGCTTTTTGGCTGGAAGAAGAAAGGCAAGCATCAGTGGTATACCGGAAGAAAAGAATCCACGATCTGGGAATTTGATAAGCCGAAGAAGAACGCAGATCACCCGACCATGAAGCCGGTGGCTCTTGTGGCCTACCCGATTATGAACTCAACTATGACCGGATGCCTTGTGCTTGATCCGTTCGGCGGCTCCGGCAGCACACTCATTGCCTGCGAGCAGACCGGGCGCATCTGCTATACTGTTGAGCTTGATGAAAAGTTCTGTGATGTGATTGTAAAACGCTATATCGATCAGGTCGTATCAGCCGATGGAGTTACCGTCTTAAGGGATGGGCTCACCTACCGTTTTGATGAGATCAATACAGGTGAAAATTCTCCTGAAAAATAGTACAGATATATCGATAAAAGACTTGCTATTACTGGCTTTTAGAGTGATATATGTACTACCGAAAAAGCACAGAAAGCAAAGGAGGATTCAAAAATGATCGTACATTACAGAGTAAACGGAAAAGAAAGAAAAAGGCTGGCCGAGGTCATCGCCAAGGAAATCGGAGTCGATGCCATTTATCAGGGTGCACCGACCTTTTCCTACCAGATGGACTACTTCACGGTCGACCGCGAAGGCGCTCTGGTCTTTGACGACAAGAACTACAGCGACGAGGTCGAGAGAGTTTTCAACGCCATCGCCGACGCAGGCTTCACCCCGGATGAGGGCGAGGAATACGAAGGCACCGGGCTTGCGATCCAGATGCCGATGATGACCGGCGATGAGATTTCCAGACTGGAAGCCCTAATCGAATCCAAAGAAAGCCTGATCAAAAAGGCCATCGGAACAGACAGCCTCGTAGTTGGCGAGAAAGACGGCAAGCTCGACTTCCCTTGGTTCAAGGCAGACACAACCCCGGAAGAGATCAAGGCCTACATGGATTTCGTGACAGCCCTCTGCCGCATGGCAAAGGAAGCCAAGCGCGTCACTGGGAAAGACAAGCCGGTCGAGAATGAGAAGTACGCATTCCGCTGCTTCCTCCTCCGTCTCGGATTCATTGGCGACGATTATAAGCAGAGCCGAAAGATCCTGCTGCAGAACTTCTCCGGAAGCTCCGCATGGAAAAACGGCACACCGACAAAGGAGGTGCAGGCATGAGGATGATCAGACCAGAACAACTAAGGCACCTACGTGAGACCTACCCTGCCGGTACACGCGTCGAGCTCATCCAGATGGATGATGTTCAGGCACCACCTGCAGGTACCTGTGGCACGGTAACCGGAATCGATGATACCGGAAGCCTGATGGTACGCTGGGATAACGGCTCCGGCCTGAATGTGATCTACGGAGTCGATGTGGTCAGAAAGGTGGTGGATGCGAATGACTAACATGATCCGCGAGCAGATCCTCGCCGTCCGGGACACCGGCCTTACCAACATGTTTGATGTCCCGGCAGTCCAGAGGATCGCCTTTGACCTCGGGTATTACGAACTGGTGGACTGGCTTACAGACCACAAAAAAGAGTATGCAAACTTCATCATGACGGGCGAGGAATAGACCTCAAACCAAGGGAGCCAGCAGGCTCTTTTGGTCGTTAAAAAAGATGTGAAATTATAGCAGAAATGACTTGCTATATCCTCCGAGTAGAGCGAATATACACATACCAAAAGACAAGGAGGAAAGCGAAAATGACAATCAACGAAGGAACCAGAAAATTCAGACTGCCAAACCCAACCACCCCGGAAGACCTCGAATGCCGCTGGAGCAAGCTCCTGAACTTCGGAGACAAGGTGATCATTGCCGGATACTACTACAACGGCAAAGGCCAGCCTTCCTACTTCGGAGCAACCTACGAATTCCTCACAGACGACACCACCTGCGAAGGAACGATCGGCCTGAGAGCAGTCAGCGAGGTCGAATTCGAAGACGACGGGCACGCGATGGCATGGGCGATGCAGCAGTAAGGAGGCAAGAATCATGATGAAGACAAACAACGCATACTTTGAAAACCTGAGACAGATCGCAGAAAAATGGGAACAGGAAAAGGCTGAGCGCAAGGATCGCAAAGCCCAGATTCTCGAGGCCTACGGATGGGACTCGGAGGAGCTCAAGGCTTGGTACGAAGAGGATCAGGCAGCCACCTACCCGATTCCGCAGGGAGCCTGCAAAGCCTACCGCGCTTTTACAAACACACTGGAACATGGTGAAGATGAGATTGAGATGAACGACTTCCTCTGGGATCGCGAAGTTGACGACTTTGTGGACGCCCTTCGGAAGGCCGGATTCGATAGCTTCATCTACACCAACCAGAGCACAGCGGTGATGGAAAACCTCCACGGCTTTGCCAAAGCAGGTTGCACCATGACAGGCCTGACAACAATCACAAGGCGCGAGCGCCGCTTCGGAGAATACCGGGACGAAGAGATTCTTGGCATTCACTTCACACTGTAAAGCATAACAAAACTGAGAACATCAGAGAGCAGCCCGGCTGGGGCTGTATCTCGTACAGGGAAGTCGCACATGGCGGCTATTTTTTATGCCCTTTTGGAGGTGATGACCTATCAGAAAACTTGAAAATTATACACCGACGCACTTCATGGCAGAGGATTCCTACTATGACGAGTACGCCGCCGACTTTGCTGTTGCCTTTATCGAGAGCCTTCAGCACACCAAGGGTGAATGGTATAAAAAGCCCTTTGAACTGATCGATTGGCAGGAGCAGATCGTGCGAGACGTGTTCGGGACACTGAAGCCAAACGGCTACCGGCAGTTTACGACGGCCTATGTCGAGATCCCGAAGAAGATGGGAAAGTCCGAGCTTGCTGCTGCCATCGCGCTGTACCTTACCTGCGCGGACGGCGAACAGCGAGCCGAGGTCTATGGCTGTGCCGCTGATGTCAATCAGGCCAAGATTGTATTTGATGTGGCTGTGGATATGGTGATGCTCTGCCCTGCTCTCGAACGGCACGTTACCATCAACAAGTCCACACGTACCATTGTCTACAATCCAACCAACAGCAAATACAAAGTCCTGTCAGCGGATGTGGCCAACAAGCACGGTTTCAATACACACGGAGTGATCTTCGATGAGCTCCATACACAACCGAACAGGAAGCTATATGATGTCATGACCAAGGGCAGCGGCGATGCAAGAAAGCAGCCGCTTTTCTTTTTGATCACGACTGCCGGGGACAACACCAATTCCATCTGCTGGGAGGTGCACCAGAAGGCACTGGATATCCTTGAAGGCCGCAAGATCGACAAGACCTTCTATCCGGTGATCTACGGCGCTTCCGAAGATGAAGACTGGACTGATCCCAAGGTCTGGGAAAAAGCCAACCCGTCTCTGGGCATCACGGTGGATATCGAGAAAGTACAGGAGGCCTGCGACTCTGCCAAACAGAATCCCGGCGAAGAGAATGCCTTCCGGCAGCTCCGCCTCAATCAATGGGTGAAGCAGTCCGTCCGCTGGATGCCAATGGACAAGTGGGATAAATGTGCCTTCCCGGTTGATGAGAAGATGCTGGAAGGCCGGGTCTGCTACGGCGGCCTTGACCTCTCCTCCACTACGGATATCACGGCCTTCGTGCTGGTCTTCCCTCCGGAAGACGAGGACGATAAGTTTGCCGTGCTCCCATACTTCTGGGTGCCGGAGGACACGCTGGACATCCGTGTTCGGCGAGACCACGTCCCTTACGATCTGTGGGAGAAGCAAGGCTATCTCTTCACGACTGACGGCAACGTCGTCCACTACGGCTTCATCGAGCAGTTCATCGAACATCTCGGTGAGCGCTTCAATATCCGGGAGATCGCATTCGACCGCTGGGGAGCTGTCCAGATGGTACAGAATCTTGAAGGCATGGGCTTCACGGTCGTGCCGTTCGGTCAGGGCTTTAAAGATATGAGTCCACCCACCAAGGAGCTCATGAAGCTGACGCTGGAACGGAAAATCGCGCACGGCGGCCACCCGGTGCTCCGCTGGATGATGGACAACATCTTCATCCGCACCGACCCGGCTGGCAACATCAAAGCAGATAAGGAAAAATCCACAGAAAAGATCGACGGTGCCATTGCCACCATCATGGCGCTGGATCGTGCGATCCGCTGTGGCAACGATACGGGTGCATCGGTCTATGACAGCCGAGGCATCCTTTTCATTTGAGGAGGTATCAGATGAGTTTTTTATCAAGCATTTTCAGATCAAGGGATAAGCCAACGGACTCCACCTCCGGCAGCGC